CATTTGTTGAGATAGCATTTGTATGTTAGCAGAATACTGCTGTACAAAAGCTGTAGTTATTTGTGATGACATATTTTTGTCTCCATATTATAGTTGATTTAAAAAAATCAGAAAGGTTCTCCACCAAATGGTAGGCATCTCTTGCATTTAAAGTCTGTTAGACTAGAGTCTATCCTTCTTGTCTGTAAGGTTCTTTCGAATTGTCTTACTGTTTATCCACTTATAGTAAATGTCTGCGATTGGCAAGGGATTATTTTTCTGTTGTTCAGAACCTGTTTCCTTTATCAACCGCAGTATTTCTAGGCGAATTTCTTTATCATTAAGATGATTATCATTTTGCATTTAACATCTCTCTTAAAGTATAAACTTGTTGTACTACCTTATCATGGTCTGGATGGTTTCTATTCCAATACGGACCATTCTTATCATTAGACAATGCAGAAATTTCAGACTCAATATCTTTAGCTGTATCTACATTCTCACTTTCAGTACCAAGAATTTTATCTTCAGACATCATGTTTGCAATCTTTGCAAAGCCTTTTATAATTTCTGGATGATCTCCAAGTCTTGTACCATTTGATAAAGTCATATCTAATACTTCTGGATTAATATTAGCTTTAGCTAATGCACCCGCTTGTTTAACTTTACCCTCAAAGTCTCTACCCCACTCTTGTCTTAACTGTTGCTCTGATTGAGATTGAGCAGTTTCAGTATCTATCTTTGTTTGTTGAGCTGTGCCTTCCATATTATTTTTATAGAACTCTAAGATACCTTGAGCTTGTTTATTATTTAAACCAAGTTTGTGTGATTGTTCTGCAAAAGATTTAATTGCACCTTCATCTAAATTTACTACTTCAGATTTTACATCTAAAGCATATTTATCTGCAGACTCTGGTCTACCTAATTTAGTATAGACTTCATTCCATTGATCATCTGTAGAATTATTATTTGGTATAACAACTTTATCTTGACCAATCATTTTAGTTGCGTTGATATAGCTTTTTGCTAACGCATCTATCTCAGTAAATTTTTCTATATTAGGATCTACTCTATACTCTTCACTAATAGAATCTTTCCAAGATGATGTTGATATGGGTGTGTCTGCTTTTGCAATTGTTGTTGGTTGTGCTGTTGGTGGTGTTACTGTTTCTGTAGTCGTTGTTTCTACAGGCACAGTTTCCTGTGTTATCTGTTCGCTTGACATATTATTTTCCTTTTTCTTTATCGTTTCGTAGCATTGATTTAATAAATAGAATGACACTACGCTGTCCTTCCATGTATGCACTTTCATGGCTATCACCTTTTACATTAGTGGTAGAATGATAATGACATCTTTTCTCAAGATCGATTAAGACTTCTTTGCCTTCATCTGTATTGAATATGTATTCGTAATTTTTTTTAAGTCCTTGAATAAATTGTTCCAGTTGTTTATTTTCTTCCATACTATTCCACCTCAGCATTTGCTACAGCTCTTGCTTCGTCTGGCAATGCTTTTGCTAGTGGTGCTATATCTCCTCCTGCTTTCGCAGCTTGTTGTAGTTGTTGCATCTGTTGCATTTGTTCTTGTTGTTGTTGTGCTTGTTGTCTTGCTGCGTTTACTTCGTTTTGTGATTTTAATAATTTTTGTGGCATACCAACTATGTCTGCCAAGTGTTTAACTAAATTATCAAAATTAACATAATCAAATACTGGTGCTACATTTGCAAGACTTCCTAATATTTCTATTGCTCTCATAATAGATTGTAACTCTGTAGATTTTTGTGCTTTAGCAAGTGGTGAAACATATTCTATTTCTATATCTCTGCCTGATAAAAACTCTGGTGCTTCTGGTAACATATTGTTACGAAGTAATATAGCGAACACTCTATCAATTAATGGTTTTAATAATTCTGATTGTAGTCTACCCAATACAGGTCCTAGTAATCTCATTTTCTCTTCGTTTCTTTGGATAACTTCTGTTGCGGTCATTTGAGGACCTTGTTGTAATTGAAGTTGATTAACATAGAACACAGCTCTAATTGCATCTCTTCTTTGCTCTTCCATATTTAAACCTAGTGGATTATTTGCACCAATGTTTAATGGTTCAATTCTATCTCTTGTACCACTTCTATAAAAGTTTAGTCCACCTGGTACAGTTCTAACTGGAAGTAAGAAACCATCATCAGGAACTAATAGTGGTGGGTCAACTTGTTTCTGTGCAGCTTTAATTGTAGTCTTACACATTTCATTTAACATCTTAACGTCTGGCAATGCTGTCATTGCAGGTGATCTTCCATAAATTTCATTTGATGCTTTTAAATATCTAGGTACTACGAAAGGGAACTCTTTGAATCCAGATATAGATAATTCATTTGCATTTTTATATTCTAAATAAACAGATTCAAATGGCATATTAGCTTTGTCTTTTTTCTTAGGATTAAAATCTGTTCTTGGATAAACTGTGTGTAGTATTTCTACTTCTGCATATGGATCTTTTTTGAAGATAGCTTGAATATCAGATGACACCTTATCACCAAACTTTTGTACTGCTGCTCTTGCACTAATGTGAAATCTTCTAAAGATTGTATCAACTCTACCTTTATCATTCTCTGCAATAAATACTTCATTGATATGTCTTGTTGAAAATTTAATTAAATCTTGATCATCTTCTTCGATAAACATTGCTGCTGTACCAAATGTAATTAAGTCATGGTACAGTTCAAATATTTCTTGTTGAAAGTTTGATCTATTAAATGCTGTGTACATAGCTTCAGTTGCTGACTCTAACCAAATTTTTGCTTCATCTTCGTTTTCAATATCTTCTTCTTTAAATCTTAAAGTAAACCAAGGTGTTGATGGATTAGTCATCATACCATGTAGTGATGCTGATAACAATTCTACTGCTTGTATTGGTGAAGAATCAAAAATATTTTCCATTCTTTTATCACCTCTAGCTCTAGTCTTGGTAACATCCGCTTTTCTTGGTTGCATATAATCTGCAACTTCTTGCCAATGTGTTTCCCAATTTTCTCTTTGACCTTGAAGTTTATCAAATCTTGATAATAAATTTTTTGTTAAATCTGTTTTTGCCATTATTTACTTTTTTTTTTAAGTGCAATTTTATGTGCTTTTGTAAAACTCATTCCTTTGTTCATTGCTACTTTCATATTCTTCATATGTTTTGTAGAATGATGAACACTATGTTTTTTTAAAGTTGTTTTTTGTCTATTTGTTAATGCCATTATTGTCCTAATAAACTTTTACGACCCAATGTTAATGTATTATTCTTTACACCTTCAGATCCTGTTAATATTGTCATTGATCTTCCTCTAGCTTTTGTTTTTCTTGAATCATAACCATCTGCACTTGTTGCTGTACTTTGCGAAACCTCTGCTGTTGTTGGAGAAGTTCCAGTAGTTCTAGTTAATAAATTACTTATTAGTGGTACTGCTACATTTGAATTATTACCTAAAGAGCTAAAATTTGCTGGGTCTCTAAGACCAGCTTTTACATCTGCATTTTGTTGTCTACCAACTTTAACCATTTGAGAAAAACCTTGTGCAATATTTGCTAAAATAGAATATGTTTTTTTAAGTTTTGATGTAGGTGTAACTTTATAATTATTTTTACCTTGATTCTCACCAAAATTTTCATTACCAAAACCTGATCCTTTACCAGCATCTCTTCCACCACCATACATATTATTTATTTACCCCATTAATACTCATAATTATTCTCCAAAAGTTAATGATGATTTAGTTTCTGATATTAATCCAGATTTAGTTTTTTTAGTTTCAGTAACCACAGGTTTTTTAACTTCGTTTTCAAAAGTAATATCATTACTATGATCTATTTTTTTTTCGTAAGTTCTTTTTTCTGGTATTATTTTTTTTGTTTTTGGTTTTCTTTTAAATATTTTTTTAATTTTGTTTAACATTATGATCCTAACAAAGTTTTGTTTTCTGTTTCTGCTTCTTCTTTAACGCCTAATGGTGAAGTTAGAATGGTAGACTTACGACCTCTTCTTTTTCTTTCTACTGCTGCCTGTTCTGCTGCAATTCTTTCTTTTTCTTCTGCTGAGACTTCTGCCGAAGGTGGTTCTGGCAAAGGTTGAACTGGTGGTAGTGCTGGCATCTTTGGTCTAAAAATTGAACCCATAATTATATAATCCTATACTCATTCTCTGCTACACTTTGTGGTGCAGTTTGTCTAGTATTAATTTCTTGTAGTCCAACCGCTAGATACCTCATAGCATCCGCTGCGTGTGAACTCCAATCGTGTACAGGCTTTGATCTAAACATTCTATCTTTATCTATATATTTCCTGTGGTAATGTCTTAACGCATCTATTAACTTTTTGCAATGGTCTGTATCTATGTAACATCTAGGCAAGGTCATTGTAGTGGCGTGTATGCCATCCTCAAGTGGTATTTTTGGTACTACCTTAAATCTTATTCCTAATTGATAGGCGACCTCTCTCCTGGTCTTACCATTGCCAAAATCTGTAACTTCAATGTCGTGTGGTGCATAGTGATCTTTGTAGACATAATCTTTCTCTTTAATCATCTGTATGTAATAAGGTAATCCTTGACCTCTCTCTTCATGGTAGTCAATAATGTTTATTGCTGTTCCAAGTTGCTGATAAAATATAATAGCACTATGGTCGGAGACCCCAAGATCCCATGCTGTAGAAACTGGTAGTGCAGGATCGTAAGGTGTTCTTGTTAGTTTCTTTTCATCTTCCATCTTGCCAATCACATCTCCATATATAGCTCCTTCAATGTTAGCTATCCAATCGCACTCAAATTCTTGGTTGTACTTCTTGTCACCCATAACTTCTTTTGCCTTGACCAACTCTTCTTCATCTACAATCTTAGTCTCTGATGCTTTTGCCTTATAGTTAAACCAATCCTCCGCACCTTGTGCGTGTTGATATAGTTCGTAGAAGTTGTTGTTCATTCCAGCAGGTGTACCAATAAAGACACAGTAGCCTTTTCTATCTGATAAAGCTGGTCTAATAATCTCTGGGAATAGTTTGCTGTGAACATTAGCATACTCATCAATAACACAACCATCAAGATATATACCTCTTAATCCATCTGAGTTCTCTGCTCCTAGTAATGTTATTCTAGCACCATTGGGTAAATCAACTCTAAGTTCAGTTTCGTTAAATTTAATATAAGGGATCTTATCTGTAAACTGTTTCATGTAATCCCATGCAATACTCTTAGCTTGTTTAAAGGTTGGTGCAATGTAGGCAAATCTTGGGTTTTTCAATTTACACATTAGTGCAGATTTTATGAGGTGGTTAATCATGCAGACGGTTTTGCCAAATCTCCTGTGGCAAACTAGCACACTCCATCTATGTTTATCAATCTGTTGGTGTAATAATTTTTGATGCTTTCTTGGTGTGTAGGGTATTTTAATATCCATATCTAGTGTATAGATTTATTTTTATACGCATCATTGGGTATGTAGTCAAAGTCTAGTTTTTTCATAGCAAAGACGCTAAATAGTTCTGCTTGTTTTGAACTACCAAATCCATAGAACTTTATTATTACATTGTTGCTTTCTTCTTCAATATAACAGATTGATTCTACATCTTCTAAGTCAAGGTAATCCATATACTACATTTAGTGTATTTCAAAAAATAGTAAAATAAAAAATTTAGATTAAGTGTGGATAAAAGGGGGTGGGTTGTTTTAGAGAACTGTCTGTGTGGTTGTGGAAATTATCCATGTATATATATATATACAAAGCGTGGCGTTTCTGGGGGTATAGGGGGGGGTAGCTTTTTAAAAATAAAGGGTCCTAGCTCTATATATATACTTTTTTTTATTAACGATAATTAAACATTATCAATAGTAATAATATTTATTCTTTTATATTGGTTGATGGTACTTAGATTAGTTCTTATCCGATTGTTTACGCTAAGAATAAAAATTCGTTGATGAATTAGGATAACAACTTTATTAATATATATTCTTTTAACTATTATTCTTTTAACTTCTATTCTTTATATTCTTTTAACTATTCTTTTAATTGGTTCTTAATATATCCAGGTTTTATGCTTTATATATCCTGGTTCTATTCTTTTATCTTTTATTATTACAAAATATTACAAGCTACATTAGAATTATTATAAAGTGTAAATATATCACACATTGTTGCAATATTATCACACATAAATAATTTTATAAATATATCTTTTTTGTATTGACTTGCATAAATATATATATACTAATCAGATATGTTTAAAATAAATCAACCAATAGGAACTAATACAATGACACAAAAAGAAACAATAAAAACAATAAAAGACGCTTACAGCTCATTAAGAGTATTAAATAATATAGATTGGAAATCATATAGAGAAGATATTTACAATCTTGAAAAGCAATATGAAAAAAATCACAGAAATTATTGCAATGGTAGAGAGTTCAATATTACTGTAGATCTATCGGCTAAATTGTTTGTAGTTCAGCATATTGCTTCAGCTCTTAAAGGTACTAGGCACGAAGTTAAAAGCTATATACATTTAAAACAGTCTATATTTTTAGCTGAAAGCCTGGTTATTAATTATGAAGATAAAATCAAAGAAGCATTAAAAGATTTTGATTTGAACCAATTATGTAATTTAGATTATTCAATTTTAATAGAAAAAAAAGTTGCTTAATACTATTGACAATATAACTCTATTATGTATATTAATAATAAACTAACAAAGGGAAAAAACAATGACACATAAAAACAATGACCCATTTGGATTTAACAAAGCAATTAATTATAAAGCTTTAGATAATCCAAAGGTATTAAACGAAGTTGCAAACATGTTTGGTATTGAACCAATAACAATAAATGCAGGGGATATAATTAAAGGTAAAAAAAGTGAGTTAGAAAAAATAATACCTAACAATAATTATAATCCTAATGATAGTTATAAAAAAGCTGTCAATACTTTAAAAAGAAAATTAAAATAATAAAACTTTAAGGGGTCTTTATAGACCCTTTAGAGATTTATTAAATAATAAATCATAACTAACAAAGGGAAAAAACAATGATTAAATATGTAATACACGCAAAAAAATGGAGAGATAAAACTAATGGTAATACCTACCACGCTTCAAGGGTACTTGATACAAAAAGACAACTACAATTAGCTGTTGAATTTCAATATGGCTATGGTGATCACTTTAGAACAACAGCACAAGATGAAATGATTAAACAAGGTTGGATTAAAGAAAACTTTAAAGGCTTAGATTATCAAAATATTCATTTTGTAGTTGAGGAAGATTGTAAAAAAAGAGATGTTGTGAAATGGGGGAACGCATAATGAAAAAAATAATAATAAATATAAGTATGTTTTTATTTGCTCAAGCTGTCTTTATAAGCTTTATAATGTACGCTTTGCACGTTTGGTCCATTCAAGGGGGTGCAATCTAATGAATAAAGAAACAAAAAAAGCTATTGATAGACTTAATCAAATTATAAATGATTATATAAATATATTTGATAGCAATAAAAAAGAAATAAAAGAAATAGAAAAATCACTAAAAATATTAATAAAAAAAATAGGGGGATTTAATGCCTAATAAACTAATAGAAAAAATAAGATCTTATTTAAAAGAAATAGACCTTGATAGCTTACAGCATAAGTACCAGGAACCATCAACCAATGACGACTTTGTAGATTATCAACCATTACCACAAAGCTATATTAATAGCCTTGATGATAGTA